CTCCTGAGAAATGGAGGTGCAAATGGAAATCAATAAAGCGGCAGTTACCGCCAAATCTGTGGTAACTGCCGATGACCTTCTGCTGATCAACCGCCATTCGCTGCGGGAACTGAATGCAGAGGATGTGTTCGTTTTTAAGGTTCGTGCCTGTGACGATCTGGTAGACCGCGATATGGAAAGATTTACTCTGGCCACACTGACGAAGCTTGCATATCTGTTTGTAGGCAAGACGATGATCTTCGATCATAAGTGGTCTGCTGGCAATCAGACGGCACGAATCTACGAGACTTCTGTGAACAAGACTGCAGATTGCAATGTTCTGATGGCGAAATGCTACATGCTCCGCAATGATTCCACCAAGGATATCATTGACGCCATCGAGGGCGGTATTCTTCGTGAGGTATCCGTTGGCTGTGCTATCAGCAGAGCTGTATGCAGTATTTGCGGTGAAGAATACGGAACTTGCGGACACAGAAAAGGCACTACATACGACGGCGTCCTGTGCGTATGTGAACTGCACGATCCTGTGGACGCCTATGAAATGTCCTTTGTTGCGGTACCTGCTCAGCCCCGGGCAGGCGTAACCAAAGGCGCAAGTAAAGATGGCTGGATGCCTGCAGAGCTGGATGCAGCCAAGGCTCAGCTGGAAATAGAACAAGAAAAATGGAGGTATGTTTAACATGGATCTGAATGCACTGAAAACTAAGAAAACCGATCTGCTTCAGCAGCGGGCAGATTCTCTGGATGAGGCTGCAAAGAAGTATGCTGCCGGTGATATGACCGGTTACAACGCTGCCATGGAAACTGTCAAGGGTTTCAATGGCCAGCTGGAGACTCTGAGTGGTCTGCTCACCGAGGCGGAGAAGAGCTTCGGCGTGGATCCTGTACCCACTGATGTCGATGCCCGCAACATGTTTGCCGGCAAGGCTCTGGTTGATGCTATCCGCGGCACCGAGAAGTATGCGGCTGCATGGCTGGAAGCAATGCGCAAGGGTATCAGCTACGATAAGGGTGTGGGAATCAAGTCCCTGGCTCCCCTGTATGAGGCGGAATCTGCAATGAAGGCCCTGACCATCGGTGGCGGTGACACTCCCGGCGAAGACGGCGGCTTCCTGGTACCCATTGATTTCGACAATGCTGTCCAGGAACTCCTGAAGGAATATGTTGACCTGTCTGAACTGGTCAACGTCGAACACGTCAAAGTCAACAGCGGCTGGCGTGTGGTGGACACTTCCGGTACCCGTACCGCACTGACCAAAGTCGGCGAGAGAGGTAAGATCGTAGCCGGTCAGCAGCCCAGCTATAAGCGTGTTGACTACACCTGTGAGAAGTTCGGCGACAAGATCATTGTGTCCAATGAACTGATGGCAGATGCCAAGGCATTGATCGCATTCCTGGCCAAGTGGTGGGCACCCAAGTATGTGATGACCAAGAATGCTCTGATTCTGGAACAGCTGAACGCGCTGGGCTTTACTGCACTGGCCGGCGCTACTGATGCTGAGCAGATTAAGAGCCTGAAAACCCTGATCAACACCGGTCTGAACACTGCTCACTCCAAGCGCGCAACCATCCTGACCAACTCCTTCGGCTACGACACCATGGACAACTGGGTGGATGCAAACGGCCGTGCGCTGCTGGTTCCCGATTTGAAGAGCGATGGCGGAGAGAAGTTCAAGGGCCGCCCTGTGATCTATGCCGATCCCGATCTGATTCCTGCAGTTGAGCAGGCCGGTGCGGCATACGATCCCATGTATGTGGGTAACCTGAAGGCATTCTGTACCCTGTTCCTGCGTCAGGGTGTCCGCATCCGTTCCACCGATATCGGCGGTGAGGCCTGGGATACCGATTCCACTGAGATTCGCTGTACCTGCCGGATGGACTGTCAGACCGTCGACGAGAATGCCGTCAAGTTTACCGGTATTCTGAATGCAGAGGCCGCAGCAACTGCCATTGACGAAACCGGCGAGGCGTAATCCATGACCACGGATGAACTCAGGCTGCTGAAACAGTACATGCACGTGGACCACGACGATGATGATCTTCTGATTCAGAAATTGTGGGATAAGGCTCTGCGGTACCTGAAAAAGGGCGGCGCCCTGACGGATGATCCGGAGGATTACTGGCTTGCCGCTGCCGGCCTGACGCTTCAGTGGTATGATGGTACTCCATTGCCGGAGGGAGTGCGGATGATCATCAATCAGCTCAAGCTGAATAATCCCGTGTTCTGAGGTGATTCCCTATGGCAAAAGACGCAAGACCGGGCGAGATGCGGACGCGGATCCGCATTCTCACCCCAATGGATAATCCGTCTGGCGGCGGATATCGCAACCCTCAGTATGTCAACATCTATCCGGATGACCGGACTATTCGCTGTAAATGGGTATCTGCCTTCGGTACCGAAGCTGTGCAGGCACAAAGTCTGGGCCTGACAGATATAGCAACATTGACATTGCGGTATGATCCCAGAATCAGGTCCGATTGTGTGATAACTGTTGGATCCGGTGAAAACAAGCTTACATATGAACTGATGAACCCGCCCAACGATGTGGGCGGTGCTCATCGGTGGATGGAACTCCGGGTGAAAAGGAGGGCGAAGGCACTGTGAATATTGAAGATGTTTTGGAAAAGCGATTTGCTGCCCTTGGCCTTTCTTTCCAGCCCGGGCTGGATACCACAGCCGAAGGCGAGTACATGGCCTACTATTATGACAGCGACGGCACCCTGTTCGGTGATGACGGCCCATGCCTGGAACACCGAAACTGGACCATCGTCTATGTGGCCCCTGTGGCCCACGACCGCCGGGAAATGCGCCAGGCGATCCGCAGGACCATTCAGGCCGTGACCGGCGTCTGGCCTAGCGAGGACGATGCCGCGGACGGCAACGGCCAGCGGTTCATCTATGAATTTGAGACATTCGGAGGAATCGGTAATGGCACAGCTTGAGGTTTCCGGACTGGATGGCTTTATCGATGGAATCGATAAAATGGCCGATCAGACAGAGAAACTTACAGGCGATGTTCTTAATGCAATGGCTGATGTAGCAGAATCTGCCATTCGCCGTTCCGTTATGGATGAGCGGCTGTATCGGTCCGGCAAACTTCAGAAATCCATCAAGCGGCGCCGCGTAAAGGTCAACGGTTCTCCGGGTGTTCGGATTGGCCCGGCAGGAGAACATCATCGATACCTTCCGTCCCGAGGGAAGAGCGGCGTTGTAAGCGCCGGTTATGTCGGATATATTGGTGAGTACGGCATCAAAAGCAGAGGTATCAAGGGGCGTGAGTGGCTCCGCAAAGGCGTTGAAAAGAGCCGGAATCAGGCGCTCGATGCAGCAGATGCCATCTGCGACAAGTTTATAAAAGATCACAATCTATAAGGAGGATATAACATGGCCAGATATGGCGCACGTAATTCTTTTTGGGCACCTTGGGCAGATGCGGCACAAGATACTGACGCTACCAAGCTGCCCGCATACGGCGAAGCCAAAAGCTTTGGTGAGCTGAACAAGGTGAACGATTCCCCCAACTACAACGAGGGCAGTCTTCCCGGCGATGATCAGATCGTTATCTACGAGAAGCTGTTTAAGGACGGTACTGTGGATGCGGAAAGTGTCTTCCTTCCTATGGAAGATGCGGCCAAGATGTTGGGTGCTTCCTATGATGAATCCATGGGCATGTCCCGGGGCGATGATGACAATCCCCCTTACATTGGCTATGGCTTTGTCACCCATCATGTGGGCAAGGGCAAGCATTACTATCAGGCTGTCTTCTATCCCAAGCTGAAGGCCAGTCCCACCGCAGAGAACTATGAGACCAGGGGTGACAACATCACCTTCGCAACGGACAAGCTTTCCTTCCATTGGGAGTCTCCTGCCTGCCGGAAGTATCAGGTCAAGAAGGACTTTCCTACCGAAGCAGAGGCTAACGCCTATATCCAGGGCCTCTTCAATGGCACCTCTGCCGTTCCTGGTCTTCCTGCTGTCGCAGAGTAAGAAAAATGTAATTTCCCCTGGGTGTATGCCCAGGGGAAATGAGGTATTTCTATGAAAACAGTTGAATTTCATTACGGGCCTAAGACATTGCATCTGTACATGAATGGTAGCGCTATGTTCGAAATCCAGGCCCTTGACGATCAGAATGCGGCGGATCAGCCGGATGTTCTCGATAGAATGATGGAAAACAATGCCGACGGCTTTTCGCTGCTTTGTAAGATCGCCCATATCCTGGCGACCCAGGGCGAACTGTGCCGTCGGTATTTGCAATATACAGCCCAGCGCATTCCTACAGAGCATGAACTTTTGCTGGCGTTGTCTCCGATTCAGATGATGCATCTGCGCGGTGCAGTTATCCGCGCCATCAATGATGGCTACGGCAAGGCAGAGATTGGAGATGAAGGGGACATTGACACCGGCCTTGCAGAATTGGAAAAAAAAACAAAACTTTAACGCTGCCGATCTATCTTCGAATGGCGGCGGCAAATCATATCCAGCCCAGGGAGGCATTATTGCTTCTGTCCCCGGGCGAGGTGTTTGAAATGTTTGACCTTTGGGTCAAGCAGCATAGTCCGAAAAGGAGGGATGAATAGTGGGCCAGCGGACAATTGATACAATTCTGCGTGTGCAGAAGGAATCTGAATATAAGGCTGCATTAAAAAGCTGTAGTGCGGAATTGAAGGTAATGAAATCCGAACTGGATCGTGTGTCCAGTGAGTTCAGAACCAATGCGAACAGCATGGAGGCTCTGACCGCAAAAGGGGATGTTCTCTCCCGGATGTATGCTACGCAGGAACAGAAGATTGACCTTCTGCGAAGCGCAATGCAGCAGGCCCAGACAACCCGGGATAAAGAATCGGAACAAGTTACTGCCCTGCGTAATCAATACGAGCAGGCTCAGAGAACACTGGCCGAATATGCGGATAAGTTCGGCGAAACCAGCGAAGAATATGCCCAGCAAAAGGCGGAGGTGGATGAACTCCGAGATTCCATTATTCAGCACCAGGCGAAACTTGATTCCTCTGCAAAGTCCTATACCTATTATTCCACCCAGCTGAATAAAGCAGAGGTGGAACTGGACAATCTGCAGGATCGACAGGAGCAGAATAACCGGCTTCTGGAAGAAGCCCGCCAGTCTGCTGATGGCTGTGCCACTTCTATTGATCGATACGGCGATGCTGCCCGGGAAGCTTCAGACAGCACAGAGAAATCCGCTTCTGCCGTGGAAGCTTTGGCCGGCCAGATGGTCGCCAGCGGTATTCAGGAGAAAGTGGAGGATCTGGCTGCCAAAATGATGGAAGCCAGTGAGGCCGCCCAGGATTATGAACTGGCGATTGCTCAGGTCGGCACAATCTCCGATGAAACGATTCTGTCGCAGAAGAATCTATCTGAGGGAGTCCTTCAGCTATCGAAGGACCTACGGAAAGATGCCGATGAGGTGGCAGATGCTGCCTACGAGGCGCTATCTGCCGGAATTGATACAGCTAATATGCTGAATTTTACGGCTCAGTCTTCGCAGCTGGCAACAGCCGGTTTTACGGATGTTGCAACCTCTGTGGACGTCCTGACGACAATTCTGAACGCCTACAAGTTGGAGGCTGATCAGACAGAAAAGGTGGCCTCCACTCTGGTGAAGACACAAGATTTGGGTAAGATCACGGTGGATGATCTGGGCAAGGTTATCGGCCGTGTGATTCCGTCTGCAGCTGCCTATGGGGTAAATCTGGACAATATCGCAGCGGCGTACGCCAATATGACCGCTGCAGGTATCAATGCGGAAAACACAACTACATATCTCTCCACAATGCTTGATGAACTGGCCGACAGCGGTAGTGATGTGGCGGCTGTACTGCAGGAACAGACCGGCAAGTCTTTTGCTGAACTGATGGCGGAGGGCATGAGCCTGGGCGATGTGTTGAACATCATTGGCAGCAGTGTGGAATATGACAATACGCAGTTCTCCAATCTTTGGTCCTCTGCAACTGCCGGCAAGGCGGCTATTTCGCTGTTTGACGGAAGTGCGGATGCTTTCAATCAGACACTGTACGAAATGGCAAACAGTTCCGGTACGGTGGCAAAGAACTATGAGAAAATGACTGCTGTATCCGTATATTCCAGTCAGCGTCTCGAAGTTGCCAGCAAGAATCTTTCTATTGCGGTCGGTACACAGCTGAATCCAGTTCTGGATAATCTGCGCGAAGCGGGTGCCGGTGTCCTGGAGGCCGCCGCACAGGTAGTTTCTGAAAATCCTGCGCTGGTTTCCACAATTGCAGGAACGGTGACTGCTCTCGGACTGCTGGCCGGTGGCTTGTCAGCCTTGATGATTGTGAAGTCGGTAACTGCAGCCATGGCAGCACTGAACATCACGCTGGCCGCGAATCCCATCGGCCTTGTGGCGGTGGCTGTCGCAGGCCTTGTGGCCGCTCTGGCCACATATGCGGCTCAGACCGAATCTGTACAGGAACGGGTGGATCAGCTGACTGAATCTAGCAGGAAGCTCAGCGAAACACTGGAAGAGGGAAGTACAGCGTATGGCGAATCCGTCGCTGGTGCGGAGGCAGCAGCTGCTACGGTGGGTCACTACATTGATCGCCTGGAAGAACTGGAGACGCAGGGCCTGCAGACCGACGCTCAGCAGCTGGAATACAGCATGACCCTGGAGAAAATCAACTCCATTATGCCCGGAATCAATGCGGAACTGGACGCACAGACCAATCTTGTAAAGGGCGGCACGGAGGCGCTGCGTAAACAGGCAGAAGCTTGGAAACAGAATGCGGTTGCGGAAGCCGCCTATGCTCGATATCAGGATGATATTAAGGCGTTTGCTGATGCTGAGTATGAGTTGGCAAAAAACCAGGCTCTGCTGAACATGGCAGAGAAGGAGCAGGAGCGCATTCTGAAGCAATTGGCTGTGGCAGAAGAAAAACACGCAGCTGCGGTTGCCTACCAAACTTATCTGAATGAGAATGCCACTCTGAGTACTGAAGAATTCGCCTCTGAAATGGACATGATGGGGCGGATATTCGCGGAGCTGGATGAAGAACTTGCAACACTGTATGATCAGCTGGCAGATAACGCGGATCAGCAGCTGGTTTATCAGAAGGCTGTGGATGCAAGCGGCGAAGCGATTGAGGAAAATCGAGCCTATGCGGAAGCGTCCTCTGAAGCGTATGCCAGCATGGCAGAGCAGGTGGAAGATACTTCCAAAAATGTGGCGGAGGCTTCCGGCGAGATGGCCGACACAACGGAAAATGCAGCAAGGCAGATGCAGGAAGCCTATATGGACATGTATTCCTCCGCCCGAGAGAGCATCGATGGACAGATTGGACTGTTTGATGATTTGAGCGGAAAAAGCGAAATGTCCATGGATCAGATGATCGCAAATCTTCGGACTCAGCAGGTTGCATTTGACAACTATGCCACAAATATTCAACGGGCAATGGAACGCGGTATTGACAGAGGGTTAATTCAGAAACTTTCTGATGGTTCCGTAGAATCCATGCAGATTCTGGAGGTTTTAGTCAACGGCACTGAAGGCCAGATTGCTGATTTGAATGATGCATTCCGCGATGCAGGCATTTCTAAAGATGAGGCAGCAATGAGCATGGCGGGCCTGCAGCTTGCAGTTGAAGAAACAATGGCCAATGCTGCGGCGGCAGCAGAAGACGGTGGTAGTGCTGTCGTGGATGGAATCGTTGCTGGTGTTAAGCGAAATATGCAAGCGTACATAGATGCAATGGGAGATCTGGCACGAGCCGGTCAACGCGAATATGGCCGTGTCAACCAGATTTATTCCCCGTCCCGCGCATACCGCAAATTGGCATCCTATGATGTGGAAGGTCTGATTGTTCAGTATAAGGCGGATACGCCCAAACTGAAGACTGCTGCGGCTGACATGGCCAACGCCGGTTACATATCCGCCATTCGTGCCAGACAGGCGGCAATCCCGTCTCTCACCAGCGCTGTGTCCACGCATACGGCATCCGGTGACAATGGTCAGCTTTTTGGCCTGCTTCAGCAGATCCTTGCGGGTATTAAGGCAGGGCAGAGACTTGTCATCTATCCTGACAGATGGGTAGGAGGCACCGTAGGTGATTACGATGCTGCGCTTGGACAGCGACAGATTCTTACTGAAAGGGGCGTTCTGTAATGTTTACTCCGGAAGTGAGTTTTGATGGCAAGGCTGCCCTTTCATACTGGGGTATGCGGCTGATCAGATGCGCCATCACTCCGCCCAGAAGAAAACGGTATCTTCTGGACATCCTGGGTGCGGATGGTGCAATTGATGCTATGCGCGGAATGGGAGAACCTACCTATGAAAGCCGAACAATTACGGCGGTGTTCCAATCGACAGAGTGTGATCCACAGAATACTGTGGACAGATTACTGAATGAACTGGAAGGCCGCACAGTGCCTGTGGTGGTGCCGGATACACCCAATCATTACATGATGGGTGAGGTCCATGTATCCTCCGGAACGTATCAGCCGGCCGGACAAATCACTATCACCGCAGAATGCCTGCCGTGGAGATATGCAAAGCAGGAAATTGTCCACAATATTCAGGCATCCACAGAGGTAATCCAATACACCTGGAGAAATGCTGGAACCAGGCTGGTGGTACCT